TAGATGTGGCAACACCTGTAGTGTTTCCTAACGATGATGTTGCTCCCGTGTACGATGCACAAGACTGTGTACTGTCGTCTTTGACGTTTGTGACACCCCAACCGATGCCATCTTGGACATTCATCTTGCCGATTTCGATTATCATCAGTAACTGTTCCATAGAAGCCATCTTGACACCTAAAGAATGCCAACCTTTACCTCTGTTCTTGGCCATCTTTTCAATATTTGGACGGTTGAACGATTGAGTCAAGCCCGACGCTGGTCTAGCGCCAGCAATTGACGAAAACTTGTCTTCGGCTTCCTTCATGACTTGCTCGTCGTTTAGCAAATAAACACTAGCAGATGTGTCATAGATAGAGCCTTCGAAAGCAGACATTAATACATAGTCAACTTCCTGTCCGTCCTCATTATAAAACGCTGGGTGAACCTTGAATCCGTCCTTAGGTTTATCACTGATGTAGTAATTCGCCTTTCTTAGATGATAGCCGATTCCACCCTTCTGTTTATCTACAACTAGTGGACAAACCATGTAGTAGAACTTAGGCTGATAAACCATGACCTGTCCGTTAGAACCGTCTTCGATATAGCCTTCGTCTCCGAAATATGCATTGATTGTACCGTCATCGGCAACATTACATCTCTTACGTCCACCGTACATAGTGAATTTGTCAAAGTCTGTACCAGCGTTTAGGTTCTTCGCTCCTCCGATTCTAGTACACGTCTTATTCTTATAGTCAACGGTCAACCCTAGAACGTCGTCAATAAGTCCTAGACTCGCTCTCAAGTCAACGATCCCACCTTTAATAGGTTCGATGTCCTCGTCGTCAACCTTACTGTTCCACGCAGTCTTTTCATTGTCTGTAACGACCCTGTGAGACTCGTCATCGGTCATTTCAGCAAGGGTTGATGGAATTGTAGGCTTATCATTAAGACTGTTGTAAGACCCGTTAAAATCGCTCTTATTATCCCATCTTGTCTTATCAGCGTCTGTGACAACACGATGAGTCGTATCGTCAACCATCTGTGATAACTTAGTAGGAATAGAAGGCTTGTTAGTTAAGTCATTGTATGAACCGCTGAAATCACTCTTAGCGTTCCATTTCTTCTTCTCAGCATCAGATGTCAGTCTGTGGTCAGCGTCCTCAGTCATCTGAGCAAGTTTTGAAGGGATTGTCGGTCTATTAGTCAAATCGTTATATGAGCCACTGAAAGTACTCTTGGCATTCCATGCCTTCTTCTCAGCGTCAGTTGTGAGTCTATGATTTGAGTCATCTGTTAACTCTGATAACTTTGTAGGAACAACGATAGCCCTAATCATCTCGTCAATCTGACTCTTAGAGTAGACACCCATGTCGGTAATCTTCTTTTCGAACTCCTTCAACGACTTGACGTCCACATCAAGGTCTTCGATCTTACTGTTGATTTCCTGTAGGATTGTAGGACAGTTTGTTTCTAGTGCCTTCTCGGCATCTGTATGTGCTCTTACAAGTACATATGCGTCCTCAGACCCCCACTTCTTAACGACATTACCTTCTGAATCGAATTTTCTACCACATAGGTTTATAATTGCTCTACCCTGCGCTTCGAACACTGTACCCTTGAGAACGGCTGTTACAAGCATTGTGTTGTCTTCCTCAGTGATTGTACATTCTAGACGGTCGGGTGTTCCTAATGCCGAAATTGTATTGATACTGAAAGTCAAGTCTGAAACATCACTGAATGATGAGTTCTTCTGTACTCGGAACGACAATGTCTTGATTGAATCGTCGTTGACTGCTCCTAGTGAGAAATCTAAAGGAACGGTCACTTTTCTAGTGTCAATATCTACATTAATTACGTTATCTGTATTCATTTGGTCTCCTCCTTACCCTGCTAGATTTCTAGGAATCAGTACGTAGCCACAAATATATGTACCCGATGCAACAGTGGCATTGTCCATTGAAATTAGACATAATCTCCAATTTGATAATGTCGGATAGTATCTGATACCAAGACGATATCGACCATCTGTAGCGACAGGAAAAATGAAGTTACCCATTCCACCAATCAGATGAGGTAAGTCTCCGTCACCTGGGCCGTACCCTGTGCCAGCTGTAAATGTGAGATTGTTAGTCAACGAGCCGTCATATGTCAGAAATACATAATCGTCGTTGTATCTATACTTGAATGATATTCCATAGACAGAACCGAGTGTGACAACACTTGACCACTTCTTTCCGTTCTCTAGAGCAGTAATCTTGCTTTCTAATTCTCCGACAATCTTAGATTTCAGATTACCGTATGTGATTTTCTTCAAGCCGCTACCGTCATGTACTAGCATCACATTCGAATCTGATAGCGATGACACCGAAGTCAATTCGGTAGCCTTCTTAGTCTGAACACTGATTGAACTCATCTTTATTCCTCCCTGTACTTCCAATCTGCCACCATCGCATCTCCGTCATCATCGACAAGGAGAACCGCTGAACCCGATTCATTGACAACGATTGGTGCAGAATATTCATTCTGAATTGTCATTCTTTCCAGTGCAGCTAGACGTTCATCTAACTCAGTACACTGATTTTGTATATTGCCAGCAACGTCTGTTGACAACTGATTCTTGATGTTATTAAACCATGTATTAAATTCAGCCTTCTGCTCACTTTCGTAAGCATTCATTCGAGACTGATAATCTTTCTCCATAGTATCTAGAGAAGCGTCTCCATTCGACTTGAGTACTGTGTAATACTGTTTTAATTCGTTATACGAAGTGTCTCCCGAAGTCTTGAACTGCTTCTTCTGAGTGTCGAAATATGTCTTAAACTCTTCGTACAAGTCAGTACCGTTCTCCAGCATTGACATGATATAGTTAAGAGCCTCATTCATCTTATTAGCATCCTTCGCCCCAAAGAACGATGTCTCTTTATTTGTATATGCAGTCACATCATTGAAGGAAACTGTACCGTCAGCATTATCCACCTTCATATACTTCTTCAATCCGTTCCACACTGCATCTGTATAATTTGTAGGCAGTAATGACCAAGCCATTTACAATCCCTCCTTCATTCCAAAATTCCATGTCAGCATTCGTCTTCCATCATGCTGATTCATGAGTGTGTTATATAAATCAAGAGACGCAGTCTCGATTCTGTTCAACTCTGTATAATCTACAGTATTCCCGTTTTCTGTGAATATCGGTGCAACACCATATGAACGTTTGAGAGTGTGATCATTGATTGTTGTTAGATTCTGCTCAAGAGTGTTTATCTCATCTGCATAGAAATAATCTCCAACGTTTCTATCACTTCCAAGTACACCGATACTGTATTCGTCATACATCTTGACCGACATCTCACGAAGATGTTCCAGGTTGTTCTTTATTCTATTGAAATCCGAAGCATTGAAGTAATCACCACTGTATACTCCATTCGTGGTTCCACCATGCCAGTCAGTCTTAGGTGTAACCCATGCCACATCAATCACCAACCCTTCTAGCTGTTACGCTTCCCGAAAAAGCCTGTTTGAATTTGAGAGTGTTCCTGTACACATCGACTTTCATATTGTCTCGGAACTCATTTTCCTGGTAGACAATGTCGTTAGCATCCAATTCGGGATTCCCTCGTGTGTTGTATTCATACTCGACACCAGCTGAATAATAATCGCTCAGCCATTCTGCGAGCGATGATGCCATATTCATGTCACTGATTAATGGATTTCTCCAAGTGACGGTCTTACCTCTGCCGTGAAGTGACTTCACTGCCTGTTTTTCAACAGTCTTATACTGATGACCTAGTATTTCTAATTTGTAAGTACCTGTCGTTCTGAATCTGACAGTGATGTAGTAATTACCCCACTCCACGATATCTGCTCCACCTTCCGAATCGTTAAGGAGAACCCTATATCCATACGATGGGTCGCTGACGAAGTATGTCTCAACCTCATTACTTTTGACAGTGACTGTATCACTGACGAGACTTGATTCAACAGGGTCTTCCTGGTAGACAGTACATGGTACAACTACCTCTTTAACTCGTTCCTGTTTAATCACTTTCGGATACGACGTCATATCACGACGACTTATTGTGAAATCGTTTATATTCTTCGTCTGTGAATCCGATTTAATCTGAATGACACCGTCTCTCGACTGTGTCAGAACACATCGACAGGCATTCGCAATGATTTGTAACGCTTCCTTGTGAGATACTCTCGGAACAGGGTTTGTTGAGTACATCTTCTTAAGTGATTCATCAATATCGTATTTCGTCACCCCTATATCAGCGAGTACGTCCTCAGCGAGCGAGTAATAACTCTTCCCTTTTGAATTGTACATACCTTTATAGTATTCAGCGTCCATATTTCTAAACGCATCGTAGCATCGTATCGTCGCTGTAGTGTCGTCACTCTCCCATTCAGAACACTGCAATGTCGCACCTTGTATCCACTCTATGTCATCTGCACCAGGGGTCTGATAACCATATCTGACCTCCATCTGCTGACCAGTCTCAAAATAGTTGATCGCCGATGTTGGATTATCTACATTGAAATATCTGTCATAATTCTTAAGCTGCACCGAGAAATCAATCTGAGGTACATCTGCGCTGATAGGTGACACGTATGTTTCTAGAGTAGAATCAAGTACTGAATCGTTATAGTAGACAAGACCGTAACCGAACGTGATTGAGTATATTCTCAATCTAGTTCTCGAATTCTTCATCTTGTAGAACTTCAATTTAACATATGTCGTTTCTTCGACAACCTTGTCGGTAAACCACTCTGACTCGGTGTTGTCTCTGATTTCAATCACCTGTCCATTGCTTCCGACTATGTCGAAGTTGACGGGATAGTTATCCCCGAAACGAATAGTCATTCCTTTGAAGTCCGTAGGCAGTGTATTAAGACTGATAACGACTTCACACGTCGCATCAGACACTAATTTATTTGAGACTATACCTGTGTTGTGATATTTGATTCCTTCTCTCTTTCGAGGAAGGAAATACATAGAACCGTCGACTTTAGCAAAATTCTCTTCTAGGGTTGCGTATACTATGTCATCTGTATGCTTTGTCAGTACGTTGTCCTTATCTGAGAAATATGTAAAATCTCCATCATCGACGGTTGATTTCATCTGTATCTCCTGGTTGACAAGACCGAAGGTAATCATGATATATGCTCTTTCACGTAGAGCCGATTTCATGCTCTCAGCGTACGATTGTGAAACTGTCTGCATAGATTACCTCCTTATTCGCCCGTGTCAATCAGATTGACTTTACAGTCTTTATAGAATGTAGGGTGACCGTTTGAATCAACCCAGTATGGTTCGGCCGTACGATCACCACAGTACATCTTTATTGTTTTAAGTTTATTTGTAGTAGGATCAATGAATGTTACATAGAAGAAGAAATTGGAAACCGCCTGTAGTATCGACTTCCATTCCTCAGCGGTCAGCCACGGCCATTCAAGATTGTTTATCTTGTACTGGTCCCTACCGACTCTCTGCCCAACAACAGTACCGTTTGAGTCTCGACCACTATCGACAACAGTAGTTACAACGACTTCAACTCCTCTTTTGCAAGGAGGTAATCTATATCCATTTATTTCTAGAAATGCCATGATTTTCCTCCTTACTTAGTGAAGTCAAAGCCGTCTGCCTTATTCTGAGTAGTGACAGCGTCCTTTACTGTACGATTACCGACCTGTACAATCGTCTGCTCGTTCTTGTCAGCCTGTCTCTTTGTATCGTTAGCGATTTCTCTAAGAGTAGGTTCAACGTTTGCCTGGTAGAACTCTCGCATCTTGCGTTCCCAAGAATCATCATCTGTGGCGTTATACCCTCTCTGATTATCGTCATAAACTGTTCTCGCAAGGTTGGCGTAAGGGTTGTATCCTTCTGCCATTGCTAACTGCATATTCTCATTCATGTTGTCAGCACTAACGAGTACTGCATTGATCATAGCGTTTGCACCATCAATGATGTTTCTATTCATTGCCTGCCAGTATCCTGTGAACTGAGCCATTCCGTTCACAATAGCACTATGCATAATTGATCCTAACTGAAATCTGTTCATTACTTCTGTAGTTCCATTTACATGACCTACCAATTCTGCTCCACTTTCGCCAGCCACGAACATTGAACCATGCGCCGCACTAGATGTTCCACCAGCGTACTTAGGGATTGTCTGCCATGTGTGAGGAGTAATCACCCCACCCGAAGCATACATCTTGATACCACCGTTAGCCGATACGATACCACCTCGTGATAAACCGAAAAACTCCTTGATGTTGCCTTTCCACTTGCTCACAAGATTGATTCCGACATCTACAATGCCACCGATTCTATCTGTTACCCACTGAGAAACGGAGTTCCAACCGTTCTTTATGAGTCCGATACCTTTATGGACATCCCAGCCCGAAGCCCATGAGACGAACTGAGCAATGGTGTTCCAACCAGCTCTGAATAGTCCGATACCTTTTGTAACGGAACTACCCATGAAGTCCTGTACGAAACGAGCGACTGTTGACCAGCCGAACTTACCTAGATTGATACCTTTTGTGACAAGTCCACCTAGGAATCTCATAACCCAGCCAGCAACCGTATCCCAGCCACTCTTTGCTAGAGAGATTAGGGATTCGACACTGATACCGTCCTTGGAAACTGTCTTCCACCAACCCACGAGTTTATTCCATAATTCCCTGGCATTATTGAAAATACCAATCACTATATTTGGAATAGGTGAGGCTTTTACAATGTCGATTATTGGCTTAATAAGATTGTTATAGAACCATTTAGCAACACCTGTGATAATCGACCATGCACCCTTTAGAATGCTTGTAACGACACTTACACCAAAATCCCAAGCCATCTTAGCGTATTTAGGAACTGTAACTGTGAAGAACTTCTTGAGCCATGCCACAATAGAATCCCAATTCTGAATGATTAATATGACACCATCGATCACTAAACCGACTATTAATCCGATAGCCGAACCTAAAGGACCGCCGATAGAACCAATTAATGCTCCTATACCCGCACCACCTAACACTGAACCTACTACTATGAGTAGTCCATTTATCATGTTAAGTCCGTTATCTATAGCGTCCTTGATGCCTAGAATAAGCATTCCTACACCCGTGACAATTGCTCCAATTACCGCAGCGAAAGGTGATACTGCTAACCACAATCCACCAATGACAGCTGCTGCGCCAGCAATCAATCCGATAAGAATATTCCAGTCAACACCATTAATGAATCCATTAGCCCATTCCGATGCATAAAGGAACGCTCCTCCGACGAGCATCGCTATTCCGATGAGAGGCTTCAATCCCTTACCGATGAAACCTAACTTCTGTAGGAATTTGGCTATCTTAAATGCTGCTATTGCAGAAACCACGGCTCCAATCACTGAGATAATGCTCCAAAGATGTTTCTTGATCTCTTTCACAATACCGTCAACCTTAGACGACACGAGACCTTTTAGAAAATCGTATGTCGGTAATTCGATGCCTAAATCATTACCACCTAGTCCACCGACACCACCGACACCTCCGACTCCTCCGACTCCACCTCCTGTGCCTCCACCAGCACTAGCAGTGTCGTCATCTTTGGAAAGAACGTTCAATTCGTCGATTCCTAAAAGAGCATTCTTTAACTTCTTAGCAGCCTTAGATGCTTTGCCTAGACCTTTTGATGTCTTGTCTGCACCATTTGCCATATTGTTAGTAGCCTTGGCTGCTTTGTTTGCATTAACAGTGATACCCGAATAATCAATTTCGGGAAGTTTGAATCCAAAGAACCCTGCAATAGTATTTGCTAGAAGTCTAATAACTTTAACCACTGCAATTACATAAGGAAGAATCATGTTAAGCACTGGAATGAATATGTTACCAATTGCTCTCGCGCACATTTGGAACTGAGCCTGTAGGACTCTTAACTGATTGGCTGGTGCATTCAATGTACGAGCCATATCACCTTGTGCGACAGTTACCTGTGTGAGCATCGCATAATATCTCAGCTGAGACTTCTCAGCCTGTGTCATATTAGAAACACTCTTACTGATTCCAAGATTAAGTGCTTCCTGTTGTAGTCTAGCAACAGACAAGTCAAAACCTAATCGTCTAAGAGGTTCCAGTTCACCCGAAATGCCCGACTGAACCTTCTGCATTGCGTCATTGACAGAGATGTTGTAGAAAGATGATAAGTCATATCCCAACTGAGTTAGGTTCTTTGACATCAACTGTGCCTTTTCAGCACCTACTCCGAATCCTGTAATGATTGTATTGAATACACCTTGGTTTCTCATAAAGTCACCAGGGTCAATTCCTAGAAGTTCACTAACCTTTTCAGCATATTTCTGTGCAGAATCAGCATACTCACCCATTGACGCATCAAACAGGTTCAAGTCTTCCACATATTCGTTGGACTGATTAACCAATCCAGCAATCGTTTTAACTCCTGTACGAAGTATACCTAGTGCAATCTGCAACTTAGAATATAATTCAGTCCAACTGAACTTTGCCTTAGTGTTAGATAAGATTGATTTCTCTACGGCAGTATTTGTTTTATTAATATTACCTGGCAGACGACTGAAAGCAGTGCTTACTGTATTCAACTTTGTAGCAAGAGGGTCAAGACTACTAGAGAGCATTGACATCTGAGCACTGAATGTTGCCCAGTCAATCGTGTTCATCGTTTCTGACAACTTAGGTAGTTTTGTCAAGGCATTTATAGTAGACCTCAAACCTTTTGCGACATTTGTGTTTCCTAACGATTCAATACCTTTTGAAAGTTTATCGAGACTACCGAAATTGGTTGTATCTAATCCGTTGACAGCTTTACTGATATTATTCAACTGATTTCCGATGGTTGATGATATCTTGATACTGCCTACAGATCTAAGTTTTCCTAAGGCTTGTGCGAAACGTTCGATCTTGCTTATCTTGGTCGAATCTAAACCATTAAGGGAGGTAGCGAGTTCGTTTACCTGTCTAGTAACACTTGTTAACCCGATACCTCCCTTTGTAGCGTTTTTCAGCCTTTGTAAAGAAGCAGAAAGAGTATCAATACCTTTGACAGCAGAACTTGACGAAGACTCAACCTCAATCTCTAATTGTTCAACTGTTGTAGACATTGAAATCACTTCCTTTCCTTAAAATACATATCGGACTGGGCTTTATACATTTCCATGAAACGTTTACCCTTGTCCATGTTCGCCTTTTCCTTTTTCTTCTTTTGCTCCTCGACCGTTCTTTTATTGATAGGATAAGGATCTCTAGGATAAGGCTCTGCTTTTGTTCCCTTCTTGGCGAAAGAACGCAGTATAGGAGACAGTCTAGAAATGGCATCATAGATGTACATCCCCTGTAGCCACATTTCGGTATTCACTCTTTCAGCACGCATTTCCTCGGCTTTCTGATAATACCTAGTGAGAGTACAGTCACCGTCCCAGTACTGTTCCTCCGTCATTCCTATTGATAAGTAATAGGGGAACTTGGAATAGAAAACGTCCGAATAAGTTCGGAGAGAGTGATTACCACCCTCTCCTTCGGACGGATTGCTCAACAGTGAATCACTTATCCACTCACTGTCCAGTTCACGTTTCCCTTTGATTCTTCGGGTTCTTCAATCATTGACACGATAGGCTCACTGTACATATCTACTAGTTCTTCGATTAACTTATCCTTGTTTGTCATATGAGCAAAGATAGCGTCGATTGTTTCCTTTTTCTCACGTCTGTGATGCATCATGAACGCTCCCTGGAATAATGCTGGTAGCATGGATACAGGTTTTGTTTCAACTTCTGCTGGAACGAATCCCAATCTTTCCATCTCAGCAACTGTTCTGCGATTGTATTCGAGAACGTAATCTTTTCCGTTGTAAGTGAATTTTAACTGTTTAGCCATTTCTATTTCCTCCCGTTTAATCTTTAAACATCAGTATCAATCACGATAGCAGATGAAGCAGCAATACTGATTGTCATTTCAACAACTTCGTTTGTTCCACCGCCGTTTGTATATACCGATAACTGACCTTTGAATTTGAACTTACCGTCGCTTCCATTAGGTGTGACTGTATCGCCGTTTTCTGTTCCACCGAACCAAACTGCAAATTCCTTTTCAGTGCCTTCAAGAGCCTTTAATGCCTTGTAGTCAGTTAAAGTGTAGTTGGCAGTGAATTCAAGAGCATCAAGTGACTGTACACCTGGAATGTTTCTCTGTACTTTGTCAGATAAGGTAGTAATCTCAATCATTTCGGGTGTTCCACCTAAATCGGGGAATTCCTTAATGTCGATTACTTTCTTCCATGTATTAGTTTCCTTAGTCATAAGGAACGTCTTATATGTACTAATCTCCACGAGTATTACCTCCTGTAAATAACATTGTCTTTCGATACGATCGCTCTATAGCGACCCACCATTCTATATATTCCCTCCTGTGAATTAGGCACTGGAGTCAACGTTGTTCTTGTGAATCCAATGGATTCCATTTTGAAATCAATGAGTGAAATAATTGCCTTGCATTCGGCTTTCTTCCACTTCGTTTTGTTGGAATACACATTTACTTCATAAATGACCTGGACATGGTTCTCTATACGCCCACTGTCACGAGTATTTCTGTAAATCTGATTGTCAGCCTCTATTAGAGATACGCACGGAAATGATGGAGGTACTCTGACATATTCACCTGTCATATAGATGTTCGGATATTCTTCTCGAACCACTTTCGATACTTTATCGAACACCTCTGGTTCAATATCAATCATCCAAAAACCTCCCTCGCAAGCTGTGGTAACTCATCAATGACTGTAAGAATTGCTTTTTCCATAGGCATCTGAGCAGGTGTACCTCTAGTGACGTGGAGTGTTCCTTCCTCGTCCTTGAAGCCCCACGACTTCTGTTTACCTTTTCCTTGTCCGTAACCACCTATCGTCATTCCTAGTTCTGTCCCTCTAGGGTGGGGTGATGAACCTAGATGTCCGTTGTGATATACCCCAGCACCGAATTCGACCCACACGGCATCTTCACCTTGTGCGATAACAACTGAGATGTCGCCTTTTGTCGTGTAACTAACAGTTACATCGGGTTTCTGATAACCTCCTCTGACAAGGTCATCAACTACGGCACTTGCAAACCCTTTTTCGGCTTCTTCTGCTATTCTTTTTGCAATCCTATCCTGTAAAAGTGCTGTCTTTTTCTTGATGTCCTTCTTATATTCCTCTAGTTCCTTGATTGCCTTATCTATCCCACTCTCAGTGAGTTCGATAGTAATCTTTCTTTTACCCACTAACTGTCACCTTGCTTATCGCAATAGACACACTATTGAGACTTCTAGCAACTTTCTTGACGATGTAGTCATGAGGGGTCTTCACCTCACCGAAACCGTTTGTCACCAACGAACCTTTAGAGTCTATTAAAGGCGCTTTATCGACCCATAGAACGGTATATTCATCAATCGGAGGACAATCTACGTCCATGACAATAACCTTGTCATACGCTTCATTTACCCCAAATTGCTGAATGATCACTTCGTCTTTGGCTGCCGAGATATTTGCTCGGTAAGCCTTCGGATTCTGATGAATCACTTCATATTCACCTGTTTCGTTGCCGTACTCGTCAATGAGTGGAACTTTTCTGTCATACAGTGCGTAATAGAACACACTCTTGTTTCTAGTCATCGTTCTCATTTGAGAATACCCACGTGAGGAACAATAACCTTGAGCATTGAGGATGGAACATCTGCACTTTCATAACTTCTTACAATGCCGTTCTCAGAATGTGACAACTGTCCTTCTGCTCCTCTTTTATTCAGCATGTACGCTGCAATTTCGCATTGCAGCGTTGCATACTGGGGAGGAACTTCTGTCACTGTCGAGTCATATGGATATGCTCTCGACAGAATCTTCTGAGCAGCTAGTCTGAGGTATACGAACAACACTTCCTCGCTGTCGGTGTCTCCGACCATCGCTCTCAGAAATTTCATTTTCTGTTCTTCATTCATGCTGTTCACCTCCTGTGATTACTAGACAGATGCTGTTGCTGACTTAGTAATCTTCACTGCCTTAGTAGCGTCAGTTAACGCTGCAAGGTAATACTTACGTGACCAAATGCTGTTTTCACGAGTATCTGCATTACGTTCCTGTTCTACTTCTGTACCCTTCTTATTGAATAAGGTAACTGCTTCTTTAGTAGCAACAATGATAGTGCCCTTGTCGGCATCCTTCTTTGTATAAAGGTTTACACCAGCAACTGTGCCGACATATCCTGTTCTTGAATATGCTTCAACGTGCTGTAAGGAATCCTTTAAGTTCTTTCTTAATTCAGCCATATCTGTTGGATTGACGAATGCGAAGCATCTAGGACCCACCTTTTTAGGATCGTTGTCTGTGCTTTCGATGTTTAAAGTAGCAACTGCATCAACGAACGCATCAAAGTTAAGAGCCTTAGTTGTTACTGATAAAGTAGCCTTCTTATACTCGTCATATACGTCCTTATTGACAGTGTTGAACATATCAGTACCCATGTGACGTACACCGACAGGAACTAACATCGGGTCAGTCATCGCCTGTTCGTCGTAGTACTTGAATCTGTTCTGTGCTAAAAGGATGCGGTATTCTTCCGGTGTATAAGTAACTTCAATGGATTTAGTGTTTCCCTTACCCATTGTTAACTTTTCTGTACCGTCTGTAGCCTTGTATACGTTGATTTTACGTACCATGCCTGGTTCACCCACTAATGAGTTATCCACAGTACAGAACTGTGTTAAATCAAGGTGGGAGTTATACTGGTCTTCAATTTCGTTTGATAGATAAAAATTGTCATAAATCTTATGAGCCATTACTGATTTCCTCCTGTGTCATTAGCCGTGTATAGGCTTTTATATTCCTCCGGATTATTTCTTGCCCAGTCTTCACGTTCCATAGGTGGCAAAGCACGGAATTTATCCAAGGTCATACTCGGATCGTCTCCATCTCCGGTAGGTTTAGGTGTGTCCTTTAGGACCTCAGCACGTATCTTCTTGTCAACGGCTTCGAGGTGTTTCTTCTGATTAGCAAATACCTTATCTGTATCGCCATCCACCATCGCCTCAGCAGTAGATTCAGCGAGTTTCTCTTCATAACCCATGCCTAAGAATTTTGCCTTGTATTTTGAGATATTGCTTTCACGTAGCAACTGATCATACTTAGCCTCTAACTCTGCTCGGTCTTCTGCTTCCTTCTGTTTCTGTAGTTCATCTTCTGAAAGTTTTGCTTTCAATTCCTTCTTCTTGGCTGCTAGTTCTGACGCAGTCTTATCAAAAACTTTCTTCTCGATGTAACCTGTATAATCGGGCTTCATGTCATATGACTCCAAGGCTGCTAATTTTTCCTCAACTGTCATATCTGCATAGCCTTCAATTTCGTTAACGTTTATTTTCATGCTGTATCCTCCGTCTTTTAATGTCTTCTGTGACTTGTTTTATATGCGATTTAAGGTTTCTCTACCTTGTATGTCTAAAATGCGATTTACGTCTTCTCTGACGCATTTATTCTGTAGGCTCGTTTCTATTACCTGTTTCTTCTTTTGAGCCTCTAATTCCTTCTGTTTGGCCAGTTCGGCTTGTTTAGCCTGTTGTTCCTCGTAGTACTTCATGCTCATTGAGTAAGCAGATTCGGCATCCGAGAACATTCCACTATGCTGGAATGCCAACTGTGGATGAATCTTGTCCTGCTGTAACATTGAGATAAGTACCTGTGACTTGCTCTGAATTGCTTCATAGTTACGACGAGTGAACTTCATGTCGATATCCTTGAGTCTTAGATTGCAGTCTCCTAAATCTCGACAGATTCGGAGAACTAATTTCAGCATCTTCTTCTCAGCCATCTTGAACACGTTCTCACTGTCCTTTGCTCTAGCCTCCGCATCTGACCACCCATCACGAAGCAGTACTGCTGAACCTGTATCACTTGTAGAAGACCCACCATTTCTGTTAGGCATTCCACATATTGTTAAAACCGAGTCGTAGCAGTCATTCTTCAATGTCTGCGACTGTGCCTGGTCTAGTTCTGTACTGACCACTCCCACATCTGCTTTCTGTCCGTCCTGTGACTTTACCTGGATTGCTCCGACCTCACGTAGTTCCTGGAACTGCTCCTTGGTGATTTCACAGTTAACAAACTTGATGAATGCCTGGACAAGCTGTTCGACTCCGTCGAGTCTGTTACTTGCTAAGGTGTTCATTGCATCAAGCAGTGGCAACACGATCTCGAAAGACCCTAATCGAGCATTGTTTGCTGGATACTCGAAAATTGGAATCATTCCTAGAGCGTGTGGCTTACATTCAAGAAGCAACCCGTCCTCTGCATAGAAGTAGTACTTGTCTGTATAGATTGAATAACGCATTATCTTGTCGTCATCCTCTGCGTACTTGACTGCCATCAGAGGTTTGTTGCCGATTTCGTTTGAATAGACCACGAATGTATCTCTAGGGTCGAGGGTGTACATCTCAAATGGTGCTTCATCCTCTTCACCTGGTTCATCGGGTAGAACTAGACGAAATGCAGTTCCACAAATCATCTGCCATTCAACAATCTGCTGGTCCTGTGCGGCTTTATCCTCGGCGAACATATATTCGTTAAGGGTGTTGATTTCATTTACAGTCTGTTCGTTGCCGTTACGGCTTACGTACTGAATAGGTTCCCCACACAGATAACCGACCTTGAATGAGACGATCTCATTCGCACGGTTCTCCACGATCTTGTTGCAGATTTCGGGACGTACGTCCTTCACTCTGTTAAGAATCGGCTGATTACCTTTGTAGTATTGGTAGAGGTAGTCAATCTCGCTTCTATTGAGGTCATGATCATTCTTAGCCTTGAGGAGAACATCCATGACATTGTCGGGGGTGATTTCTTTGACACTTGACTTGATTACTCGTCTGCCTGTCATTACTCGTGACGGCATCTTCGCTTTTGATTCATCTATCTTGTGACTCATGTTGTCCTCCTTTCGGGCATAAAAAATAGGTGCATGACTGCTGAGGACTTAGCCTCGTGCAATCATGCACCCGTATGGTGGTACCACGTTAAGGGTACCTCACTACTTTATATTATACCACTATGAGGGTACTATACAAAGCGATTTATTAATGATTTTCAGAATATTTTAGAAAGGTCTCTTGAATATCTGCACCTTCGCTCCGACAAGACTCTGAGCATATTCAGCGAGCATAGCCATTCCGTCGGGCACGTCATCGTGAGCGTTCTTCCCAGCCATTGTGTAAGAGCATAGGAAGTTCATCATCTTTCCGTAATCGGACTTTCTCTTGTACATGGAATCATCCTTAAACAGGCAGTGTTCCTTCACCCAGGCACTGTTGACAATGATCTTCGTCTCCTTGTTGGCAGTGGTGAACTTAGTAGTGATATGAGTGATTCCACCCTTCTCCTTCACTGCCTCCTGTACCTTCTCTGCCACTCGTCCACCAGCCGAGTTACTTTCAAATCGACACATCTGCACCTTGTCTCTTACAAGTATCTCAGTCAGTCTCGCATCTACGATGTTCGGTAGATTGTTATCGCAGATACAGTCATCAATGTAGTAATCCTCACCGTATACGTAAGCCACAGGTAGGAATGCGTAGTCAGCACCCTTGTCCTTGGTGTCGCACACGGCAATGACTCCATCGGGGTCACCCTTAGGAAGTTCAAAGTACCTTCTCAGTTCGTCCTCTGAGTAGACGAGACCCTCACGCTCGATAGGCTGACACATATACAATGCTCGCCAGCTTGCGTCATCCATGATTTCCCTCTGAGCATGAAGCGTTGCAGTAGAGTAACCTACACCGTAGTCATAATCGAAATTGGACTCGTCGTTCTCGTCAAGTGCTGGTATGTTGATGAACCTTGCATCATCGTCATCACCGTATTTCTGCTGCAGACGGGCGATTACGTCATGCACCGACCAAGGAGTGGCGATGTGCAGCTCGACGCAGTGGTCACCCTGTTTACGCTGTCTCAAGTCGGTTGTGTACGTCTCCCACAGCTTGTCTAGACGCTCCTTGGACAACGCAACCTCGATGCCCGAAACAAGGTCATCACAGTAGAGCAGATTCATCGCTCTGTACAGACCAGCATTACCTGTTCCGATAGAGGTGAACTCAAGCGTCTCGAATCTCTGCTTCTTGTCGATGTCAATACGACAGTCCTTTGCATTGGTACTGCTCACCTGTATACCAGGGAATACATCATGCCATAGATACTCTCCTTCGGGGTCGAGGATACGAAGACATTCGTCGTACACACCTCTGATGAAGGCATTGCTATGACTCCCCGAAAGCATAGGCTCGTTAGGAGTTCTGCCAGCAAGCCATGTCAGATAGAAGATGGCAAGTGTTGTCTTCCCTGTTCCTGGTGGGAGAGATATCGTAAGCAGTCTTATCTTCCTTTCTGCAAGATCTTGCATCGCCTCTGCGACCTGTTTAAGCACCTTTCTTCTAGGTGGGTAGAATTTCTTATCGGGGTCTCTGTTCCACTCGACATACAGCAGATATGAATCAAAGTCATAAGGTGCTGCAGCAAGCAGAACCTTCTTGTGCAGAGCAAACAGTCTGCGTACCTCCGACTCGTCCGTAAGCGTAGGCATACGCTCCTCAATTGTTTCTGACAGTATCTTAAGATATCTGACCCCCAACTTTACGTCACGTTTCATCGCCTCAAGGGAAGTGTGGTATAAATCCTCTAGAGCCTGGTAGTGACCTGGCAAGATTCTTATCGTCTCAAGAATCGTCTCAAGCAACTGCTCCATTAAAGCCTCCTAAAAAACAAAAAGGTACGTCATCGACAGAGAATCTAATCCCTGTGCGACAACGCACCTTCATTACAGTGGTAGTATAGGAGTATGTACTCCTCTTACCCAGCCACTATCACCGTACTTGTACATGCCCTCGTAGAAGAGCCTGTTCTGTAGGATACCTCGCACCGTAGACGGCTGAAATCTCTTTCCACGTCTTGTGCGATATCCCTTATCGTACAGTATATCACATATGTCCTGTAGAGGAGTACCTCTTACGTCGTGTTCCTCGAAGATGATCTCGACAATAGGCTTTTCCTTCTCGTCCAGGACAAGAGCACCGTCCGTACAGTGATAGCCGTATGGCTTGTTTCCTCCCGAATAGCCCCCACACTTTGCCTTGAGTGAGCGACCCTTCCCTGTACGGAGGGCAATGTTTCGTCTTTCCTGTTCAGCCACGAACATGAGAAGAGAACGGTAGATGTTGGCGAAGTCATCACCCTCTGAGAAGTGCTCCTCGGTTGAGAGCAGCTTGACGCTTCTCTTCTCCAATGTGTAGAAATAATAGAAATACAGTTTTGTGTCTCTTGCAACACGGTCATTCTTGAACACGATCACTGCATCGTGACCTGGCAAGTCATCTGAATGGTACAGTATCCTGTCGAGTTCGGGACGATTGTCCTTTGCTCCACTGATTGTGTCAACCATCCAGTCTACGATGTCGTAATCATGTTCCTTTGCGTACTTGCTGATAGCATCTCTCTGCACCTCGATGCCGTAGCGGTCATCAGATGACTGTTCCTCCGTCGATACACGGATATAACCTATCGCTTTCACGAGATATTCACCTCCCTCAAGTAGTTAAAGTAGTTCAAATCACCATTTTGCGTATAACTTCCTCTTAGTACGCGCGTATTAGGGAAAAGTTTACGCAAAAACCGATTTTCAACTACTTTGACTACTTCTTAATGTATTTTAATTCAATATCGTAACCTAAAACGTCCAAAATCTTCACGAAAGTTGGATTTATGATATTTTTCTTTTTAATCACCTGTCCGAGATACTGAGGGGTTGTTCCAATCTTCTCTGCTATCTCGTTCTGAGTGATATCTTCCTCGATGATCTTGAACTGAACGTCCAATTCCGTGTTATTTTTCAACATCATCAATCACCCATTCATATTCACCATCTTTTGTTCGCACCACCATTTCAGCACCCATTATGTCTAGTAATTCCTTCATTGTACTGATTCGCATATTGGTCTCTCTAGTCAACGGATTTCTAACAGCCGTGCTGCTCTTCTTGCCTGTTTCGTCTGCAAGAGATTGATATGTTCTGTTATTGATTTTCATCAGCATTCTAATAATTTTGCTCGGTTTCATACACTTTTCCTCCTTACAGGTTTAATATAGCACTTCGTTGTTATATATGTCAATTGTTAATGAATATTTTTGTACGTTTACGTACCTTTTTAAAATTTTTGGAAATTTAAGCCACTCACTGGCTCGGGTTCCCTGTGGCTATTCCCCCCACGGGTGGGGGTGTGTACTCTTAAAAGCGATTTAAACGACCCTACAAGCGACGTTTACATTATACCCTTACAAGTACACCAATGACCACAAAACAGCGCCTAGAAGCGATATTTTAAGCATTCTAGATATATCCAGGCTTTAAGCTGCTATCATTGATATGATATACATGTAATCATGATTACATTATACATTTACTTGTGATATTTAAACGTAAAATAAAAAGCGCTGTATAACCAGCGCTCATTTTTGTATTTTAACCAGTTCCAGGATCACAAGAACCGGAAAAAATAATATTAATAAAATCAATTCTAACATTTACAACTCCTATTATTTAACAATAAATCTATTTACTTTACTATTTACTACATATTCATTATAAAGATCATTATGATCTAATTTAAAAGCCTTACTATTGAAACGGCTACTATTTACCAACTTATTAGTAACTTTATAAACACCAATATAAATAGTATCATTGTTTCCCATTAAAGCGATAATTTCATGTTTTAATTGATCATTGCTATTTTTTAACATGTCAATCATGTTTTGATTTTCTTTAAATTCTTTTACTAGATTTTCTAATTTATTCATATTCATTCATCCATTCGTTTATTGTTATACGTTCCCATTTATCGGGTTTTCTAGCTGCTAAAACTATCATTTCACCAGCTTTAAGGCTTTCTATATCAATACTTGTAATAGTATAGATACAATCAATTCGAATATTGTATAAATCAATACCGCAATGATAATTACTTAAATTATACCAATATTCACCAATCATATAGGTATCGCACATATCTAATTCATTTAAAACGTTAACGAGTATGCTATCAATTTCAGCGGGTATTATTTCATCCGGTTCATATTTTATATGATAATTGCCACGTTTAAACTCTTTTATAAACATCATTAAACCTCCTTTAATTTGTTCCATTCATTCCATAGCTGTTTATCTTCTTCGTATGTTTCAGCGATTGAAACATGATAACAACTGGACCAGCAATTTAGATATTTTTCACTTACTAAAATTAATAATGTTTTACTTGATAACATTAGATTATCCAGTAAACACCCTGAAACCGTGTCTATATATTCCAGATGTAATCTATCAATCATGTGATCTAATTCTTTTTGACTCATATCACAAGTTACCATTTTAAACCCTCCTTAAATTCCGCATAAATCGCTTATATTATCCAGATAACAATATGACACACGTTCTACATCACCCACACATAAATTATTATAAGCATGTGCAAGTGCGTCGAATTCTTTATATTTTTCTTTCAGATTGTTATATGCTGCTTTTAATTTTTCGATGTATGCGGGTATGTCGTTTATATAATCGTTTACATTGAACACTCTTAAATGATCAGCAGTTATCACCTGTATACGATTATTTTCAAGTACTTTATGATCGTTATCACTATCGATATTTAAAGAAAAATGATGATCATAATCAGCAGCATATATTTCAGTGTAGAAATTTTTATCAAAAAAGCTGATATAAAACCCTGTTAACTCTTTAAATTCATTACAGATTTTATCTTTTGTTTTAGGACCGTATGGCTTGTTTTGGTACTTTTCTAAAATCTGTATAATGATAGGTTTTAACTCCTCAAGCGCTGCAACTTGTAAATTATAGTGTTGTAATTTCAACACTAAATGTAAATAATTCTCTTTTTTTGATAATGCATTCAAATCGTTTGTAAGTGCCTTACGTTTTTTAATGCGTTCTAGTGGACTGTCACCAGTGATACTACTTTCTAACTCCTTATAACTTCTTTTAGTGCTTTCAATTTCTGCACTTGTTTTTGCAATTGTCGCAAGCATTTCTTTATATTTTTTCATGTTTCTATTCCTCCTTTACTTTCGACATGATTATTATCACACGTTTACGTACACTTTACAAGTGTTTATTTGTACATTTACGTATATTTTTAATTTTTTAAAAGATATATAAATAATCTATCTTTATATATTTATATACCAATCCAGGACGCTAGATTTTTATCTCCTGGCGCTTACACGATGCATCTGTTACTATCTTAAAAATAGAACAGAAAAACCAGGCAGATCGCCTGGCTTGGAATTTCTAAATAAATTTTATAGTCGCTAGAGTCGCAGAGTCGCTGGCAGTTTTTCAAAAATTTTTCGAAAGTCGCTAGAGTCGCTGAGGCTCAGAGTCGCTACATAGTCGCTTACTCGGCAGAGTCGCTAGAGTCGCTGCCACTCAGAGTCGCAGAGTCGCTAAGCTGCTTACGCTCAGTAGTCTCTATAGTCGTAGCATATCGTTTCTTGATATCGTTAACGTCATACTCTTCTTCATTCTGACTATTAGGTGTTACAACATACTCGGTCTTGTCCTGGTAGCCGTAGTTGTTCTTGCCCAGGAAGATACCAGCAACAGGGTTGACCTTGCCGTTCTGCATGTAGTTTTCCCATAAATTTTCTAATAAAAAGTAGGCTTTTTTAATGACGAGAGCAGCGTCCTTGGCTATTTTGGCTTTAGCACCACTCCCTCCCGTTGGTGCATCGTGGGTAACAGCGTAAAGCCATCTTCTGTTATGTCCATTCAACGCAATAGCCATCCCTACCACAGTCGGCTTCATATCTGCCTCAGCATACAGTGCAAAGTACTCCGTGAGTCTCTGCTGAACGGCTACGGGATCATCAAGGTCGATGTTAGGCATATTCATCAGTGCCATATTGAGACTTAGGTATTTTGTGTTGTCACCCTTCTCTAGTATCAGTCCGTTATTCCCGATTACAGGAGACTTGCTTCCACCTCGTGGCTTCTTCACCTTCACAGTCGGTGTCGGATTTTCCTTAACAGTTGCTCTCATATCAGCCTTCACATCTGCCTTTGCAGCAGTCGTTTTTTCCTTAACAGTCGTTTTTCTAGTCATTTTTACCTCTCCTTTGACCTATTTAGGGGTGTATGAAGTAGTCAAAGTAGTTGAAAACAGGTTTTTGCGTGTAACTTCTCTATATAGGGATTTTCCTACTATGAGAAAGTTATACGCAAAAAGTGAATTTGAACTACTTTAACTACTTCTTTAGGATTTTCCTAAACACCCATTTACACGTAAACGTGTCGAATACCATACGGGACGTATACATTGTACACGTATATGTATACTTGCCCAAAAGTCGTTTAGACACGGTTTGAGGTGCTGAACGGTTTTCGTTCACCACCTCAGTACGTATGCGTATACATTACCTATCGGAGCGTGTCATTTATACACTCTTACGTATACATGCCTTTTAACGTGTCTTTGCCAGTAGAATGTCCTCCTTCTGTCTCACTGCATCACCAACGTCCACTCCGTCATAGATTTCAAGTTCATACATGAGGATTGAAAACGCATCATTGATACCAGCAGCACGTCTATTTCTTTCTTTGCATTCGTCTTCATAAGAAAATCCATCACGAATATAACTTCTAGTAGGAAGAGCATTCAGCATCTTCTTCTCGTAATAGTATCTCCATAACAGATTCGCTAGAGTCTTCTTCTCTTCATTGTCTAGCAGTCTAGTATCTATATTATTGCTCATAATGTCTTCTCCTCAATTGTATCAAGCACCTCACCACATACAGGACACACAATGTCGTATTTCTTAGGAGATGAGTTGTGTTCCACAAAGACGAACTCATCGTGACCACACACGCTACATTTGTGTTCCTTCAATCGTACGGTGTTCTCTCTTAGTCTTAGAATATCCATATTCATTTCAACCACAGATAACGCATGACGCAACCCTTTCACGTACAACTGTAGATTGGGATCGTTATGGTCAATTACATTGTCTAGTGCATCTTCAAGCTGCGCTCTGATGATATCGAGAGTATCAAGATCTCCTGTCTTCTGATCATATCCCTGGATATACCAATCATACAGGAAACAGAAGGTACTTCTAGGAAACGGTACAGGTTCAGTCCACTTTGTCTTCATTATTTCTTACCTCCTTCTTAAATTGTACGGTTTCATCATTTACAGTTCTAATTTCTGTTGTTTCAGCTGCTTGTGCTTTTGATTCCAATTCAATATCTAGTCTTTCCTGTAGTCTCTGCTTGCTGGCGATTGCGATATAGAAATTTGACACTGCTTTGGTCTCTGAAAAGATACAATCATTATAGTAATTGTATCGAGGTCTTTCACCTCTTTTGTCTGCAATTAATCCCCAGTCCACCACACGAGGGGTAGCGTCGGCTATAGCCATCCTTAATGCCAACTCAACATCCTTGAGGTACTTCTCTAGACTGTCGCTCCATGCTTTTAATGTCTTGTTATCGAGGTCTAGAGTCTTGCAACGATCTTCTAACGTGTCCGCATATTCTTCTAGTTTAGTGCTATACTCATCTAAAGCATCTGCGTAAATACCATCGTCCTCGTCGTTGTGACCCTTAACGTCTTCAAATCTCGGTCTTTTCATAGTCTCCATATTTAGTTCTCCTTCTCCTTATATTCTTCTAGAAAACCTAATACCATCTCGTCATCACACTGTGTGTACAGGTAACTCTTGCCACACTTATACTTTGGTGGAATCATGCAGTTTTGACATCCAAACATTTGAAGATCAGATTCATTTATCGGTTCTTCTCTTTCATAGATTTCTAAGTTCCATAGATTCTTTCCCCAGTCGAGCGTATGCTCGTCTATTTTATATACGTCAATGAAGTACTTATTATTACAGAACGAAAAGACATATCTGAATCCGTTATCACTCTTGTTGTACATGACGAGATTTCTATAGAACTTTGGAAAATTAAACAGTCCTTTCAAATAAAATCTGCTTAAAGCACTTCTTTTGCTGGTTTTTCTGTCTACCTCGAATTCGGTAACTGTCAGAATCGGAACATTGTTTTCAAAACTCGTTTTCGATTCTCTAAGATATTTGTTGTTTTCATTTTCTATATTGAACCTCATATTATTCATCCTCCTTTAACCATCTAGTGAGTGTGCTTTCAGTTAGAAACGGACAATGAAGACATTGATCCTTACAATACTCACCATTGATGATTTTAAACAAAGGGATGCAATGGTTTCTTGCTAATTTCAATAAAATGTCTAATTTATCTTGATCTACTTCAATTTTCATCTTTCCCTAATCCTTTCTTTGGCTCTGAGAAAATAATCTTTAAATTCATTGTCTGTGAATGTAATCATCGTAGGATCCACACGTTTAATACGTCCTCTTTCGTCTTCGATTAGAGCGAATACAAGACTAATCTGTCCTGCTGAATGTCCACCAACAGCAACAGATTCTCCTATAACATTTGACCACTGTTCAAAACAGTGAAAAAGATAGTCTTCATTCTTATATCTACACGTTCTATAAATATCTGCCCTAATCATCTCTTAACATTCCTCCATCTTGGCATTAAATCCTAGGACATGACCACCATCTAATAAGACCCCACACCAACAGGGAGCGTAATAAATGTCAATCCATGTACTATAGTACCCGTTCTGAGAAGAGTAGCATGGTACAAACACCATACGACCCTCGTTTCCAAATCGGAATCCACTGTGTGGACATGATTCAAACTTCAAGTCTTCATCGAACTCCCATTCCCATGCGAGTTCGTCAATCTGCTTGAAGTCTGCGTAATTATGTTCACAGCAGTCCTGTTCATGGTCGAAGTAAATACGATAACCGTTGTCGAATGTGATATCAACTTCTGTAACTTGTTTAATCTTCATTTTCTTCTATTCCTTCCATCACTAAGGTTGTTTTAGCCAATCTTATGTACAAGTCCTCGATTTTAGAAGCACTGACTTCTTTATTCTTTCCTACGTATTTCAGTTCATTGCTCATCGCATCAAGAATCGCCATTCTCAGCGCTTTCTTTAAAATCTTAACAGTTTCAACGTTGTCTTCATAAATGTAGTACTCAGATCTAGTTGTTCCTATATAACCGTTCATAACTTTAGCCATTATGATTTTCTCCTTATCTAATCTGCTAGCAGAGCGTCCAACCACGCAGAACGGTCTTCAATCAGATTCATGTTGCCCATGATTGCTTCTAGCACATTAACAACGATAGAGTTACCAGCCTGTTTATAAAGCTGTGTGTCTGAATTGACTGCTCGAGCCTTGTTGAAGTCTTCATCATCAAACCCCATCAGTCTCCAGCACTCTCTAGGTGTCAATTTTCTAATTCTGATATTTTCCATATTACTGTCCTCCGTAATTACTGCCTGCTGAGGACTAGTGCTGAGGGTGTTTGCCTTGCCCTCACACACTCTTCCTCTTCTTGTCTTACTGTTTGGATAAGCAAGGTTAATGCTGTCACCAATGGTTGCTTCGGCGAACCCCTTTTTGGTTGCTTCGGCGATTCTAATAACTGGTCTGTTGTCCATTATCTTCACCTCATGCCCCCCCGACGCTCTTGTGGTAATGGTAGGACACATTCCGTCCATTCCATAGATACGTCGAGATTGCTCATATTTAATATTTGTATATTCTGCTACCTGGTAGCACTGTTTCATTCAACAACACCACCTTTTAATAACGTTCTGTTATGTGATTCGCAGTGTCCCTTGTCGGAACTGTTGTTATTGTGGTTGCTGTCTTCGCTCTCTCTCTCTACAGGAGAGAATCTGAACCCGTAGCCCTTTTCCTCGTTAATCTGATTCTTCATGAATCTGTATTCAACACACTCGTTAGAAAGGAAATATTTCTCGTCAATGTCTTCAACAGGTTCTAGTTTATCCATCAAGACTTCATCAGATTCGATAGGAGAAGGGAATGTATAGCCTGTGTCAATATCCTTTCTGATACTGACACAGAAGACTCTCTCTCTATTCTGAGGAATCCCGTAATCGACTGCGTTGAGTACTTGCCAGTAGTTGTTGTAGCCCATCTGATCAAGCCATTCGAGCCACGAGTCGAAGTCTGCTTTGAATTTCTTCCCTACGAGGTTCTTGACGTTCTCCATAATCAGATACTTGGGAAGTTCGTCATCGAGTGCCGACTGAGCGAGTAGTCTCTCAACCTCATATAGAAGTCCACTTCTCGTCTCGCCCTTGACAATTCCTTTTAGCTGCCCAGCAACACTTATATCCTGGCAAGGAAAGCCGTATGTCCATAGGTCAGCGTAATCAAGTCTTTCCACTTTAGAAATGTCACCGTAGTTTCTAGTCTCTCCGTAGATAGCGTTATAGGACTTGATTGCATATTTATCTATTTCGCTGATACCTACAACTTCATGTGGGATTCCTAATCTGATAAGAGCCTTTCTGAACGCTCCGATACCAGCGAATAATTCGTTTACTGTTAGCATTAAATCACCTCTCTTAGTTTCACACCCCAGTAGATTTTCAATCCACTAGAGGTTGATTGTCTGTCGTACCACTCAGTGTGTCGCTCCATCTCCGAATTGAACTTTCTAGCAGATAGAACGGGTACACCTTCCGATTTAGCCCAGGACTTGAATGCCTGGTAGAGATCCTTTGCTCTAGTGTTGACGTTCTCGTCAGTCTCACATCGAGCATCCAGGAACTGCAGCACGAGGTCGTTGTCGTTCTCATACTTAGTGACAACCTTTCGTAGACTGTCACTCATTTCTAGACCTCTTTCCTTATATTTAAGATACCCTCTCACGAGCCACATGAATATGCCGCTCATGCTTGACTGCTCGCAGAGTTCGTCCTTTAGATGTGTGTCCTGTTCCTTGGGTGAGAAGTGTCGATTGAACTCAACCACCTTGATTCTTTCAGAAGCGAACAGAGACTTGTCTGTCACTAGGGGCAGGTCATTACATGACAACCATAATGTAAACTGAGGCTTGAACGTCACTGCACTCTGATATAGTGCACGTGCTGATATTTCCTCACCACCAGTGAACTGCTTGATTTTCTCTTCATCAAGTTTTCCGTACTCGTTGGACTCGGACATCGTTACAAATCTCTTGCCTTTCAGCCCAGCAAGAGTAGGACTTGCTGCTTCTGCATCCTTCTGTCTGTCTCCACGGCAAATCATGCCCACAGGAGCGACTTTTGCGTAATCCCCTAACATTGTCTCGATTGTGTTCAAAAGTGTGCTCTTGCCGTTTCTAGTGGTCTTACCGTGCAAGATGAACATACACTCCTCATTGCTCATACCGAGCATTGAATAACCGAGTGCTCTCTGTAGGAAGTCTGCCTTGTCCTCGTCGTTCTGAGTGACTTCTGCGATGAACTTCTCCCATCTCTCACACTTCACATCTCGTGAGATTGTATGATTGAACGCAGTCTGCATTGTGAGGAAGTCGTCCCACTTGTGTTCTCTGAATGAGCAGTCTGTCAAGTCATATGTGCCGTTGAGGCAGTTGACTAGATATGGATTGGAATCAAACTTAGCTGCAGAGATTCTCAGTTCACCTGTAGCGTCCTTTAGGATTCTGTCTCTCATTCTTCTGTCACCCATCTTATTTACAAAGTTTGTATAACTCTTTCTGAGGTCGTCGTCCTCAATCTCACCGCAGTAGAGAATCATGAGACGGACAAAGTCCTTTATCTTCTCAGAAACGAGGATAGAACCCTCGTCACGTCTCCATGCTCCTTCGTGATATGTGTACCAGGAACGGTGTTCGGGGCAGTATCTCGCCTCACAGAGATAGAGCATCCCGAACAGATTCGCCATTCCCATTTCTGACCACTCGAACCCCGAAGAGTCACTATCTGCCTTTTCGGGATGGTACATCTTGATTAGGTACATCTTGGATGAGAGATCCTCGTCCATGATGACACGACCGTTTCTAGTCTGAAATAACTCCTGCATTACTTGATCACCTGTGCTAATAAGTCTTCGTACAATTTCTTGTACATATCACGTTCAGTAGATAACTGAATAGATTTCTGCACCTGTTCAGAATCGGTGTCCATCTTAGTGAGTTTGATAAGACCTGGCTCGAAGTCATCCACTGATTTAATTTCGGGTTCCTTATATAGACCTAGAGACCAGTTAAGACCATGCTCAATTCCGTCCATTTCCTCGTCGCTGACGGTTCTTACGTAGTTTTCTAGTCTTCCCTTCTCTATGGTGTGAATCGTCTCACAGAGAGCAGTAGAATCGTTTTTACAATATACTGATGTGTGAGTAGGCATAGGCTTCTTAGGTTGAGTAGTTAGATACACAACCTCGATGTAATCACTGTTCTTATTTAATTCATTGCTCGATACAATCACACCAGGTCTCCCGGCGGTATCAAGAGTTACTCCGTTATTAAGATTCTTAGCATGAGTAATGTAGAAGATGTCTCCTCTTCTAGGTTCTTTGTAGTAGTTCATAATGATTCTCCTTACTTTTTCTTTAATAAATACAAAATATACAAATTGATTAGTACATAAACGATCGCCATTGTAAGTCCGATAATGCTTAAGATTCCTTGTATTGCAAAATATAATTGAGCAAGTACACCCATATAAATTCCCCTTAATCAATGAAATGCCAAATTGCTAATACGATTGCTAAAATAATAAGTGCTCCAACTCCTATAAGGTCTAAGATTCCTTGTATAGCGAAGTGTAGCTGCATTAAGTCACCCATGTTGTTTCTCCTTTATTCTTTCCAAAAATATCCAACTGCTATCAAAATAATTGATGCCACCATAAGTAATACTCCAATAATATCCATGCTGTTATTCATCTTCGTTCTCCTCTTCATCGACAAGTTCACCGTAGTATGAGTATGACCACTGATGGAAGTGTTTTCTAATTACGTGTAGAAGTTCTTTGTAGCAGTCGTTACATAATTCAATTTTGAATTCTTTTGCTACGCCATCTAGTCTAAATCCACACTCAATAGGGAGCACTACTACATGCACCTTCTTATTAAATGGTATCTCGCTTTTACAGTGGTCGCAGATGTGATAATCTTTCTGAATGTGCATATCATTCACCCTCCTTATTAGTACCAACCGTTGCACGAAGAGATCGGAAGAGCACACGTC